GCCTTCAGCTGGGACGTCTCGACAGTGATGGTGAATTTCACCTTCGCCGTCGCGGCAGGATCCGAATCTATAGCGCGGAACAGCACTATGATTGCGGCCTCGTCGGTATCTCCACCCCCGTTGATCGGACGTGTGATCGGGATCTTGTACTGACTATTAATAGCCTGCACATCCTGGAACCACTTCGTCTGCGGAATGACCGAGAGGGTCTCCCAGTCCGGGGCAGTGGCGACTGTCTTCGCAAGCAGGACAAGAGCCTGCACCTTGACATCACGTGGCAACAGTCCACAGTGGAAGCCTATCTTGAGGCTGGTGACCTCATAATGGGTGGCTAATGCCGGTGTAAGTGCGCCTATGTTGGAACGGGGCGAAGAGCCTCCTGATACCGGGCAGACGCACGAACGATCGACAAACCACCCTGGGGCGGCCTCCATCTCGGCAGTCGAAACCACCTTCTCCCTGGGTCCCGGAATGTTGGACCAGTAGAGAGCCGAGGTATTAACCTTGGACTTACTTGCCTTAGAACCACCGCCGGAGGACTTAACCGACGGGTTTGATGCGGACCGCGCGACCGTTGCATCCTTCTTGGTCCCGTAGACCCACTTGCCGAAATGCCGACCTTCCCTGTCGGCCGTCTTCTTCAACCCTGCAGTCAATGATGAATAGAGAACTTTGGTCATTTCGATGATAAACTCCCCCTAGAAGGTGGTGAGTTCATCTTGATTAACCTCTATTCAATAAACACTAGCAAACTGCGTGTAGGTCCCGTCGGAAGACTGGGCCAAGTAGTTGACGTTCAAGTCGACTTTGTCGGTAGCGGCAGCAAACTGAGAAGCAGAAATGTGACCCAACGACTCGATTGTGTCGAACCAAGCAAAGACAGTGTCAACGCTGACATCGTAAGTCAAGGCGTTCACTTGCAACATGTCGGCAAAACCAACGTGTGCTGTGATGGCAGAGGTCCAGTCGCGAATAGCAATCTGCAAGATCTCGAAGTGCTTCTGATCCCTGATGTTCATGCCGGCGAGCTTGATTAGCTTCCTCCGGATGTTCGGCACCAACTGACCGGCGTAGAGCACGAAACCACAGAAGGCAGCGAAGTTAGCCCACTCCGAAGTCATGACGAACGAACAGTATAACGAGAGGTTGTCCAGCCTATCCTTGTCGACGCACATGTTGGCACGGTTGTAATCGACGTCGTCCCCTTGAGTAAACAAAGCGAAAGGTCCCTCTCCTCGTATGAGCCAGAGCGTAAGCGCCGTCATCAAGAAGGAGTTGCCGAACAACGTCCACGGTTCGCCGGAGGCTTTGACCCACTGCAAGAACATCACGATGTCGGGGTTACTGACCCTGTAGTCCTCCATCATCGAGAAGTAAAGGTCCAGGAAGTCGGAATCGACAAGCA